GCTGCTTAACTTGCGGTGGGAAGATGTGGAAGTCTGGGATAACGCCAACCGGAAAACAAAAGTATTTCTGCAATCCCTGTTGGTTGCGGAATCGAAAATCCAATGAAGCCAAGAAAAACCCGCCATGTCCAAAGTGCGGACACAAGATGAAAAAAAACGGGGTTCATTCGGACGGGAGGCAGAAGTGGCGCTGTACACCCTGCGGAGCGTCCCAAATTTCAAATCCCAAACCAGAGGGGCGACCGAGAATCCATGAGAAAATCACGACCTCAGACCCCAAGCCCGTAGGGAGGCCGAGAATCTATCCAGGTCGGAACCTGACCGATGCCGAATCATATCTCAGACATAAGAAGAAAAAAGCTATGTTGGCACTCAGGGAAAAGTTTGGGACTGATTAAATTGTTATAATAAGCGTCCCCGCAATGTTTCTGCATTCGGATCGGGAGTTAGTTTGCTGATATCTGTCTCAGTAATTTTAGGTTTACTCATAAATTAGTTTGCAATAAGACTTTTAACCATGTTAACTTTAAAGTGTTGTTATTGCGTCACCATGCGCTAAATAAAACTATTGCTTCAGTACCAAACATTGAAAGGATCAGGGAAGCGGTCAGGGAGGTTATTGAGAACCCTTACCTGAATAACCGAGAGATTGGTAGGCGGCTTAACATCTCAGAAACAAATTTAAGGCGATGGAAAAAACTACCTATTTGGGAGCAAATCAGACATGAACTCCTAACCGAACGGGCAGAAACAATTAAGGCAACAATAGAAAAGGACAGAATGGCTTATCAACAGGATTTAGAGGAAAAACAAAAAACATGGCAAGCGTTCAGGAAAGCCCTAGAGACTAACGGAGCATATTCCCTCACCCTTTCCAACAATGCCTATAAAGAAGCAGTCAGCAGTGAAAGAGACTCCCTAAAGGCTTGTTCTAAAGCCACCAAGTCAGGAGCACAAGTTCACTCTCGAAATGGGATGGAAGTTTTGAAGACTTTGGCAATGGTAGATGATCAACTCTATCAAAACAAGGTATTAATCGAATACTTTGAAAACCTTGAAAAAGAACAAACTCAAGAAATCTCAGAAGATTAATTATGCCTAATTTTGAAAGTGTTTTAGTTTTCCTGTTATTGTCTCTTGGTTTAAGATGGTTTTTGTTTAAGTACAAATTGCTTGATAGGATTAGGGAATCACTTAAACAGAAACACCAACTTTTTAGGGAGTTGTTTAATTGTCCATACTGCCAGACATTTGAGAGTTCCGTGCTAGTTTATTTTGTTCTGGGAATGCCATTTAGTCCCGTTACAGGGATTCTTGCGGGTTTATTTAATGCTTATGTTTCGGTGTCGATTGAGAATATAATTGAATCCCAGATAGAGGAGTTAGAGGGAAATTTTAAGACTCCTAAAACTTTGGAGATTCCCGACTACAAAACCCCAATTGAAATATTTAACTTAGGATCTAAATAATGGAAAGAATTGAACTATGCTCAAACAGATGTTGTCCAACCCTTGCTAAACTTGGGGATTTATGGATTATAAATGATGATTATGGTGGGGAGGTTAAATTGACACCTGATCAGCTTGATAATTTAGTAAAAGTTAAGTTGAAATATGAAAAAGATTTGGCATCTACAAGAATGATTGAAACTGAAAAGGCACGGGAAAATGGATTACTTATTCAATCCTAAAACTCAACGCTACCATTACAAACAGGGTGCGGGGCGGGGTCAATTCGTACCCGCCACTGCCATTAAGTTCATGATGCAGCGCAACATTGAGGCGACACAGGGGGATATTAAGACCATCGGGGAATTATTGGTCAATGGTAAAATATCCCTCTCAACTTGGGAAGAAATGACTGCGATCGCACTCAAAAACTTGCATATTCAATCATACCTACTTGGTCGCGGTGGTAAAGGTTCTATGAATCAACGGGACTATGGATTAATTGGCAATCGACTCAAAAAGGAATACAAATATTTGAGGGAATTTGCTAAGGAAATCCAAACTACCGGAGTTAGCAAAGCTGATTTCTTTAGGCGATTAGAGATGTATAGCAACGCCGGATCAGGTCAACACGAAAAAGCCCGAACTGAAGGACACAAGAAAGCGGGTTATTCTTGGGAACGTCGGGTCAGGACTAAAACTGAGTCGTGCCAGCCGTGTCTAACTTTTGAGGGCATGGGGTGGCAACCTATAGGAACACTCCCAAGTCCCACGGAACAATGCGAGTGCAGGTCTAATTGTGGGTGTTATAAGAAATTTGCCAAAGAAAAACCGCAAGATTTTATCAAGCGGCTCGGAACTTTTGATTGTGCCAACTTTAGTCAAAAGTTAGGGTAACGGCGGCGGTTGTGCCACCAAGTACAGCCTCGCCCGATGTGGGTACAATGGCAATGGTGGCAACTTCGGGAGTGCCCGCAAAGGTTACAGTTATCACCCCGACTTCAGCTAATCGACCATTTGACCCGCGAGAAGAAATGATAATTTCTTGGGGGTTATTTTTATCAACATGAACAGCCATGACTTTCTCCTATGTAGTTTGTTTTAAACTAGAATTGATTTAACCTTATTGTATTAGAAATCCCTACAAATATGTTTGCAACATCAAATATTCAAGCAAATCCCAGAATTGGCTTTCCCCATCCCACACCTGAAGAAATGGAGAAGATTAAGCAATTCTCTAATGCTGAACCCCATCAGATTGTTGTTGTAGAAATTATGGCTGCTGACAATTTGATGAACAGGAGTCGGGGTAAGTGGTCTTTGGATTCCCTGAGAAGTCTAGCGATGTTAGCACCTGGAATCACTCTAACCCTAGATCACGACTGGGAAAATATCAGCAAAGTTCAGGGACGGGTATTTTCTGCTGAGTTTGAATCAGAGGAAGAAACCCCGTTTGAGGAACTGACAAAAGCGGGGAATTTTGATTTAAACCGATGGATTGTTGCCGATGAAGGCTATGCAAAATTAGAGTTAAAAGCGTTCGTTTCTGTTGATTCTCCTATCTTAGAATCCCTTTGGATGGGAACTATTTGTTATGTGTCTTTAGGACATTTCACAATAGAGGATCTATGGTGTCCGTTGTGCGACTGCTCATTTTATGACGCAGCTTGTCCCCATCTTATCCCATCCCTAGTAGAACCAGATACCGAAATAACAGCCCCATTTTATATCAGGAAAGGCTCTAAAGATTTGGGAGAAGTTAGTCTAGTTCTAATCCCAAATCTACCAGGTGCTAAGGTTGAGCTACCAGAAAATTATGATCATTGATAGAACAAATCAATTTATTGATAGAACCAATTAATCGGATGATTGACAACCTTGGCTATCCTCTCAAGCCGATCACAAGATGGGACTGACAGGTCATGCTCATATCTATGAATACTCAATCGGGCAATATCTGCCCTTTTCCCTAGCGTTTCCTGGGATAAGTTGGCTCGGTTTCTGGCAATTAATATCAATTCTCCTAAGCTAAATTCGTTTATATTATCCTCGGAGCCACTAGGAATATTGTGGCTTTTGGGCTTCGTTTGCATACCTACCCCCTCAATCTATATCACTTCTGAATAAATTGTATCACTTCGCTTAAACGCTTGGGATAAACTCAGAATTGCATACCTACCAATCTTAAAATGAAGCGTGCCTTAAATATATTAAAGGATACGTTTTCTGATAGTGAGTCGGGAGTGGAACAAGATGCAATCAAGCGTTTAAATGCTGCAAAGCAAAAACGCAAGACCGATCAAGCTCCCAAACCAGAAGACCTTCCAATTGAAAATCCAACTATGGAAAAACCGAGTTTAATTGTCGGAAAAGATAATGCTGAAAGTCCAGTAGATGTTCCCGTTATTCAACCCCAAAAAGATCCTGTGATTGAAGTTGGGGAAGACGGAAAAACTGTTGAACTTGATATGGTGGCACTAAGATCCTTGATTCAGCAGAAAGAAAAAGCGCAAGCTGACAAGGATTCTGTGATTATTCAGCAAGCTCTTGATGAACTTAAAAAAGCCAAAGAAGAAGCTGAACAAGTTAAAGATCAGTTGATTGAAGCTGAAAAAAGACATCAAGAAAGTATTAAAGAGGAGCGCAAAAAAACAGCAGATTGGACTCGGATTTTTGCTGATACAGGCTTTGATTTAAACGTTGTAGATCAAAACGTTCAACAAATTCAGTCAGATTATAAACCCTCACCTTATCTGCAAGTAGAAGGTCGGACTCGCTCAATCTCAGGGCTTGATGCCTATAGAGAAGTTAAGCGTATCCTGGAAAGTAAAGCTGATTGTCCTCTGTCTACTGCTGTTAATCCCTTGTCGGGTGAGATTGTAGAGTTTAAAGATACAGGAAATTTGGATAGATTTGTTCGTCAAAATAGAGATTCTATTATTGATGGATTGGATCAACAAATGAAGCGTGGCGGTTTGTTGCAAGGGCGAAATTCAGATAATACCAGCCCTACAACTATTTCACCGTTTTTCCTGGAAACTTTAAGCGCGCTGACTCGCGTCAACCACTCTCCTGCTTTTATCTTCTGGCAATTTGCAAATCGCAATATTTCCTTGGGATATAACGTCGGAGACACGATTCAAATCCCCCGAGTTAGATATTCTGCTTCGGCAACTTCTACTAATGCTTGGAAGTTAGATCCTTTAGTAGATATCACTGCCACGAATCAAGCTATTGAGGCGGGTCACGTCAAAGCGATTTTAGAGGAGTATGGTCTAGGCAAGGATGCTACCATGCCACCCCTCACCGTTGCTGAGTTCTATATGCGGACTTCCTTGATGGATTTGATGCCATTCATTGAGCGCAACCTTGGCTATAACTACAATCAGTTTGAAGACTTACTGATTCGTGAGCTATGGGGTGGTACTACTCGGATTGTCTACAACGATAACGGTGTTGTGACAACGACCGTAGGCAACGTGAACGTGGGTGACAGTGGATTGCTTAATCTCACTTTCTTGACCAACCTCTATGCTTACTGCTATGGGAGTCTCCAAATTCCCCCGCTTGATGATGGGCATTATATTCTAGTGACTAACCCATTCTCGGCTGCGGCACTGACCAATTCCCTACAAGAGAATAGTCGGTACACCTCCCGCGTGGCGATGAATGATTTAACGTCGCTTCTGAAACAGACCACGATGAATGATTTGGGAAGAACAGACGGATATCAGTTCAGCGTTGCCAACTTCCACATCTTTGTGTCAAACGCTTTTGGTGCAGGAATTGTAGGTACTGAGGGTGTGCAATCCGAGACTACCGGAGCAGGTGCTAAAACCACTCGGTCATCCTTTGTCGCAGGGCGTGACACCATCGGGCGTTCAATCGCCATGCCGTTTACCATTAAACGAGCCAAAGAAGACGGTTTTGGACGGATTAACCGATTCATCTGGAACTCGTATGAATGCGCGGCTGCTTTGGATGTAGATCCGGCTTCTAATCCCCCAATGTCTAACGATCAACAATTAAGAGTTGTTGAAGTTCGGACTCTTGACGTTGCTATTTAGGAGCATAAATAAATGGCAAGTTCAGAGAAAGAACCCATCAAGGAAACAATTTTAGATCCGGTACCAACTCAACCCAAAGCGGAGCCAAAACCGGAGACTAAAAAACAAGAAAAAGTCCAGGGCATTAAGCCTATTTATCCAAAATACGCTGGCTATTCCTGTCCCGTTTGTGGGTCAAAAAGACTGACGGATGATTCGGGAAAGTATATTTGTCCTGTCACCCCAAAACCATCTGATTGTCCGGTCAAATAGGGGGATTAAATGCCCTTTACTTTAGAGGAAAAATGGGAAGTTTTGAGAATTTTACAAGTTGACATTTCCGAAGAAACGCCTGTAATGACTCTACTAGAAACCTTAGAAACTCGCTCTGAGGCTTGGGTTCAACAAACCCAAAAGCTAATTCTTAGAATCAAAGATTTTGAGGATAAATCAGACGAAGCGGCTACAGGATTAACCCGAGTAGATGTCATTGAATGGAAAGAACATCGCAGGTGTGACATCGGTTATCACTTGGAAAAACTCAGACGAGAATTAGCCAAAACAATCGGCTACAAATCAATCTCTCAATTCAATCCCTTCTCAATAGGAGAAGATAATAATGGCTACAGGATCTTTTACCAATCTCGCTGCTCAGAAATATCTCGATCACATTTTTGGAGGCAATTCTAAAAGTTCACATTCTCCCTATTTGGCAGCGTTTATCACTACCCCATCGGTTAACGGCCCTGGGTCTGAACCTGCGGGCGGGGGATATAACCGAGTAGCACTGAATGGCACTTATTTTAGCGACTCAACAACGGGAACAATTACCCAGTTACTTGATATTACCTACCCCCGTGCCACCGCTAATTGGGGTCAAATTGTCGGTTTTGGATTATTTGACTCATCCGTTGCTGGGAATTGTTACGTCTTTTGGCACGCCGAAGACGTTGAGACGATCCTGGTACGCGATCGCCTAATCGTACTTGCGAGCGGTCTGAATCATACCTTTATCTCTGGACTGTACAGCAATTATCTCAAGAATTTAATCTTGAATGACTGCTATAACATCAGTCCGATCCCCGTGTTCCCGACTATTTACGCAGCCCACTACCTGACAGCACCAACAGCAACCGCAGGGGGAACTGAACCCACGGTAGGGGGTTATACGCGTCAAGCTGTAGCCAATAGCGCAGTGAACTTTTCGCCGTGGTCAGGGGGTGAAAAACTCCTAAGCTCGGACATCTTGTTTCCTCTGGCAACAGCTAATCAAGGAACTCAGACCCATTTCGGTTGGCATGATTCTCAAACGGGCGGTCAATTTCTCGCAGGGGGTGCTTTGGATGTTGCCAAGGCTATTGATCTCAATGATCAATTCAAATTCCTAGCGGGTGAGATTACCCATACCTTAATTTAGGAGGGAATTATGCCACTAATTTTAGGTTCGGCAACAATTCCGGTGGTTAGTCAAACCGCAGAAGTCGCGGCTCTGGATTTGGTAAGGGAGCGCGGTGCCTTAATCCGAATGGATGCAGTCACCCAAACAGCATCCGCAACTACAGGGCGTGATCGTTCCCCTTTGATAACAACGGCTTTTAGTTTGTTAAAAATAACTATTAACAAATATGAGCGACACAGACACGGGCTTTCTACTATCAGTCCAGAGACAGCAACCTCCGTAGTCCCTTGGGTGTTTTCTCCATCTGTTCCTGCTCCCACTGTTGAATTATTTGTTGATGATTTGTTGCCAATTAGTGAGTCAACAATTAAACGGGGAAGCAGTTTCAATTTGACTTATATCTTGACAGGATATCGTCTGGGATATTTGTTTGCTGAGTTTGAAATTTCAACTCTAGGAAATCTCCCAGTTATTAGTAAAAAAGTTGAATTGATGCCCGGTGGAATCTCTGAAGATGACATCACGATTTTGCCTACAGGAGAGGAACAAATCATTGGGACTGTGTTCATTCTCCCTCACGAAACCCAAAATATTCCAGGGGATGAGTGCAAATATTCCTTTAGAGTTGGCAATCAATCAACCCGAAAATATCAACCTGTTTGTGGTTATTTGAGGTTTGATTGCGATGGTTGAATCTTTGCTTGATATGAGTTTCAAGTTTGAAAGAACTGGTCAGGGTGTTAATGACAACGTTAATCCTGAGTTCCCTAGACAAGATACCGTGATTTTAAAGGGAACTATAACCGGGGGAAGTTTAACCGGATTAGTGGTTAAAGGAACTCTTAAACTTGTTCCTCAAAATGTTGTTATCGCATCAAAAACCATCACCGCAGGGGTGACAATTGTTGATGTTAATAACTTCGTGAAAAAGGTAACTGTAATTATTGCAGACCCCGAAGACTCGGAAGGTTTAGAACCTGGGCAACAATTTGTTTTTGATGTTCAGGCAACAACAACCGGAACACCCCCAATCGTTCGGACGGTTAAAGGTAGATTCAAAATTACCGAAGACTACACATTAACCGTTCCAACTCCCACACCTTAATCAATAATAGGAGAACAAAATGTCAACAAATAAACCGTTTTACTTAGCAGGAACTCAAGGTGAAGGTACACGGATCTGGGTTGCACCCGTACCTTGTTCTTTGATTGCACCTCAATCTGGCACTTTCACTGTAGCAACAGGGGGAGCGGATGCGGGGGATACCTCAATTCCCATCACGGCTGCAACATTTCTAACCCGTCCCGAAGTAACTTCCCCTTTCCTGCTGTTTAAAGACTCAGTTACAGGTGAAGAAACCTTGGTAGAGGTTAATGGAAATATCACGGCGGGTGCTACATCGATCACGGTCAAAGCATTACCCAAAAACATCACAGCCGCGTCAACTGCGGTATGGCCGACTAAATTGGGCGGGCGGTCAACGGTCAACAATAGTTCTGAAGATGACGAAACCGAACTGGAAAACTTTGATAACGACGGATGGAGAGACTATGCTAAAACTTCATTAGGTCAAACCATCACCACAACGGGGATGTTTATGAACCTTGATGCAGGTTATATGAACGTCAAAAAAGCAAGGCTGCAATATCAAGTCGGCGCACCTGGAAAAGTATTTTTAAAAGTAGCTTACCCGACACCGACCTGCCCTGGTGACACCGCCTATACTTCTGGGTTTATTTATTCAGGAATTGCTAATATTACCTCTGATCCGATTGAGTCATCTTCCAAAGGAATCATTATGGGGAATATTGACTTTAAATATTGCGGTATCGTTACCGTAACCTTTAATGGATCTCCATTAGTTGTAACAGTTTAATAAAGGGAGTTTACAAAGGATTTATTATGGGTTTACCGTTTTTTCTTCAGTCAAAACGTAGCAATGAAAGCTATGAAGAAATTCAGGGGGTGAAGTTTTTTGTCCATAAAGGTGAGAAGGGTAAAAACGCTTTACTCGCTAGTGAACAAGCTAGAATTGACGAGGTTTCCGATAAATTTTCCCCTGGTTTTACCTTGGTGGCAAAGTTAGCTCGGACTATTGCCGAAGCCGAAAAAATCAAGCTCACAAAAGCCTACGAAGTTATTACTTCATCATCAGAAGAAAATGACAATAGTGAGATTGACTATCAGGAGATTCGGCTAAAATACGCTTCTGATATTGGGGAGATGTCAGTACAATTAGATCGGGAATCATCTGCTAAGAAAATGGCAGTTTGTACCGTTGCAATTGCTAATCGGTGTTGGCAATCCCTAAAGGATGAATTTGATTTGTTGTCAGATGACAGCCCTGAACGTTCCTCTCTATTAGGTGCGATTCAAGAGATTAAGAAATGGTCTGATTCTGATACCGAAAATCGGTTGAGTTGGGGCTACATTGAGGATGTTTGGGCTTTTATTGAACGGCAACGGAACGGCGGTAAAGACCCCGACGCTGTGACAACAGAAGCCAAGGAAATCACTGAGGAAGATATAAAAAAGGCTTCCGAAGAACCAGTAGAACTGATTGGGGAGAAATCTATTGGAGAATCCAAAGGCTCTGGCCGTCAGAAATCCGATTCAAGTCAGAAAACTTTGGCAACCAGCCAGTCTGGTTGATCCTTAACGCTTTAGAGTACGGGGAGAAATTCGAGAGGGAGCGATTACACTTTGAGGAAATTGCAATCGCTCAACTCTCATCCCTTCTCTATAGATTTAACGTCACGAAACCCCCCTACAAAAGCACCGAGGATTTCTGTTTCTTCAAATCCCAAGATAAGAAATTCTCAACGGCTTGCTGCAACACATTCCAGTCATTGTTAGACTCTCAAAAAATTCCATCATGGGCTATTCCTGAGATGCCCTCGATGGAATTATTAGAGGGAGTTACGGATGGCAAGGCTAAACCTCCTAGGGCATTTATCGCGGTGGGAATACTATTGCTTTGTCCTGAGATTATTAATCTTGAGTGGGTACAATGCGACATCGCGGTATTTGATTCCCATATCAAGCCAGGGGTTCATGTTGTCTATGACTGCGACACCCGCCAAGCCTATCGAATTGAAATTCCTGAAGATGCCAAAAACTATGAAGTTAACTTGGCTTGTGAACTAATCAGAGAAGGGGCTATTTATGGTTAGAAAAAGTTACTTTTTGCCACATCTGGACAGGTATCTACTGAAGGCGACTCTATATGTAGAGGTTGCCAGTGATAGCTTAACAACAGACAACCTAGGCAATATAGTTCCCTCTAGCCATAAACAGCCCTTTATCTGTTACCTCAAGGAGACAGGTTCTAAAGGGGATTTGAAACAACAAAGACCAGGGGGAATGGGATTATCTCAAAGCTATATGAAAGGCTACCTTGTGGAGCCAATGGTGTTTCCTGATAGCGTTGTTTTACCTTGCGAGTTTGACGCAGAAATTGACGGCAAAAAGGGGAAGTTTTCAGCTAATATCCATAATCAGCAACCCTGGGAAAAAGGATATACAGGGACTAAAATTGAGGGGTGGTGGATTGATAGTTGAGGTTTTATGAGTATTAAAATCAACAAATCTGCATTAAATAAAGTTTTAAAAGCCGTTGACGATGCTTTCGCTGAGGTTGTCGTGGCTCTTGATAATGAATTTCATGCTGTGATAGAAGATCCTAACGAATTTTCTGATCTAGGGTTAGATAATCAGGATATTATTGACACTGGGCGTTTTAATAATTCTCAGATTTTAAACGTTTCAAAACAGGGCGGTAAAACTGTTGCTAATTACGAATGGAACCCTCACAGTCCCGAAACTGGAGAACCCTATGCAGGACGGATTTTGACGGGCTTTAGAGCTTATCGGGTCGGGCGTTGGATACCAGGTCGGGACTGGACAGAACGGGCGGTCAGGAGGTTAGATCCGGTAGAGATGTTTGAAAATGAGTTAAGATATTTATTGTAAATAACTAAAGAAATTCCAATGGAACTAACAGACAAGCGACTAGAAGAGATGGTTGACGCTATCTATGGAGAAATAAGGAAAAAAATACCTCAGATAACAAGTCTAAATATTGAGTCTTTAGTCAGAAATTTAATAGCTGCTACAATCTCATGGCTTGAGGTTCAGGGCTACTTAGATATAGAGAAAATCAATAAGTAGAGTCATCCTACTCAGATCCCTCTGTATTTACTGTCACAACCTCCCATAAACATTTAGAGCATTTCCACGTTGGCTCCTGACTTTTCCAGTCTGTCAGTGCTTTTGGTTTTGCTAAACCAATAAATTCTAATTCTCCTTCTTTGCAGACAGGGCAAATACCCTCTGAAATAAAGGCTTGTTGCGTCTCGTTTGCAAAGTTGTCCATTTTGATGAATTATGGGAATTAAATAAACTTATTAAATGATATAATAAAAACCCCTCGCGGTGCGCTTAACACCCAGGGGAAGTAATCATCAAGAGGAAATGACCACATGACTAATATTATCAGAGCAGAGCGTACATCCGTCAAGTTTTGTGAAGGTGTCGAAGTTGATGGGTATAGATTACCCGATGGAGAGTTTAGGGTTGGAAAAGTTGGGGCTGCGATCGCCGTTGGATACGCAAAGAACTATTTAACCGAGGTAGAGAAAAAGTCACCGAAACAGCTAAAAGCCCTACAGGATACGGGTTTCACTGGGTTAGAGAGATATGTAGAGTTAGATTCCATCGGTGGCGGTGGCACATCTGCTAATACAGTTAGCATCTCTGACTTCAGAAAATTAATAATCTTTGCAGCAAGCAAGGGAAAACCTCAAGCGGTGGCACTTCTTAACGCCATTGTTGACGTTGGATTAGAGGATTGGTTCAGACTATCATTTGGTCAAATTCAACTTACCCTAGAGGAAAAACGCGACCGCTTTTACAAAGCCTACGCTGCGACAATTGATTGGCTTGAGGAAGATAGGGAAGATTTAAGAATGATTGAGGAACAGGAATTATTCTTAACTGGGATTTGGAATTGAATACTTAAAAGGCACGGGTTTGAATCCGTGCCTTTTTGGTAGTTAATGGTTTAATTCCTGCTCGATTCTGTCAAAAACTTCTCTGATTATTTTTAAGTTTTTAATAGCTTGATTTCCTGTGTAGATTTCTGTTTTCCCGTAAATTGTTCTCACTCTTAGGATTGGTAATTGTGAGTTTGAATTACTGATTTGATATTCTTTAATGTCTTCAACTTTGATCATTGTTTTAGTCCCTATTTAATATGGTGTATTTGTCGCAGTCACCGGATTTGATCCGGTGGCTTGTTTTTTGATTTATGCTGTAATCCCTTGAACTCGGAGCCATTCAATTTTGTTTTCTGCCGCAAAATAATTATGGGCTAGATTTTTAATAACAGTTTTTAACCCTCTCCATGATTTTGCTTTTCCCTTTTTGAAGGGCTTGCCATTGCGACCGTGTACAACTGTGTACTGTCCATTAATCCGAACCGCCTCCCAGTCAAACCCTAATTCATTGATCAATTTGTTACACTCTTTGCGGGTAGACTCTTTAACTTGATGTTTAACCTTTTTCGTAAACACGACCGTCCAGTTAATTCCATCAGTGAATAAATTAAAAGACTGTTTTAGCCCGTCAACCATGATTTCAATAAAGGTATCAATATTGTCGGCTGCAAATTCGGCGGCTAACTCGTAAGAGGGAAAAGTGATTGCGGTGAGTCTGTAGTTCATTGTCTTTGTCCTTTGTGCTTGTGTTTTATCCTTACAATTAATATAGTACAGATATCCAGAATATGTCAAGCGTTTTCTGAAAATATTTTTTATTTCTTCCGTTTCTCCCTCCTGTAGTGCATTTGGCACAATCCCCCTGCGTAGTGTGGTTTACCACAGAGGTCACAAGTCCGACCTTTTGATGTGCCACTGGGTCGCCCTGCTTTTCCCTGTTGTGCGGGATCTGTTAGCTGTTTGTGGCATTCAGGGCATTTGTAGGCTTGACGACATCTCTTGAAGCCGTCTAGCCACATTGCGGTGTTGCAGGATGGGCATTGCATGGTTATAATAGGGTTGTGTTTTATTCTTACAGTCACCAGATCAAATCCGGTGACTTTCAAAAGCCCACTTTCTAATTAGTGACTTGACGCTTTTGAACTTGGACATTAAAGATTTTAGTTGTAAGTATCTTTTGGTCAGTGATTGAATAGCCATGTCGTTTTGTCCTTTGTGCTTGTGTTTTATCCTTACAATTAATATAGTACACAATCCCCCCAACAGATGTCAAGTGTTTTCTGAAAATATTTTTTTGAGGTGTTGCGATCGCCTGCTAATACATATTTTTAGCCCGTGTCCAGTCAGCCAAAACTTGACGACTATCACCTGTTGGGTCACTGGATACAACGGTTAAATTCTCCACATTTGGGGCGGTCGGTTTGTTGATCAGTCCCTCGATTGCAGTAAGGAGCGAGTCCAGTTTGGTATTGATTTGAGAAGTTAGGTCTACCATCGGAGTGATTGGGGATAAATCAAATTTGATAGAAGACATATCTACCTGAATTATCTGATCGACGTTTATAGCCCCTTGAGATGCCAACTCACCTCCTCTTAGCGCCGTGTCCTGCAACGCCTTCCAGTTTGCTTCTTGCAGGGCGAATCGCTCATTATTCTGGTCAGATGCCAAAGCCTGTTGATCAATCCCTGCAATCTGATTGGATACCGTCAACTTATCAACAGCAATCCCTAACTGTTGTTGACTTAACTGAGTCCCCTGTTTGGTCAATTCGTAAGCCTGTTGTGCGTTTTGAATCTCCCTTGGGTCGCCATTGACATTAGCTTTTTCCAGTGCAATTTTAGCCTGTAATTCGGCTTGTCGTGCCTTGTTCAAGCTAATACTCGCCTCCATAATGGCATTCTCGGCTGTGAGTTTGTTGATCACTTTTTGCAATTGCATTTGAGCATTTTGAATCTTTTGCTGTTGCTCCAATTGCCGAGTTTTCATCTCTAAAAGTTTCTTTTCCTCTAAAGCTGATTGGTTGAACTGTTTAGTCCGCAAATCACGAATATCAGACTCGGATAAGAATGTGCTGCCAGACCCCGCGCCCGCCATTTTCCGAATTAGATCCATCAGGTAACGAGTTCCTTTGTATTCAGCAAAATTAATGGAATTGTCCGCAGCCCGTTTCTGCAAGTCTGGCAACCGCCCCAATAAATCCTCGGCACTACGAGATCGATCAAGCGCGGCTTGTCTTCTCTGTTCTTCACCTTTGAATAACGACTGCTGTAATTTGACCTGAGCCTCCATCACAGTTTTCTCTCGGTCTAAACTCTCAACTATTTGCTTGCGTTTTTCTAACCCGTAGGAATATCCCATTTCCTGTTGCTGGAAAATGAGATCAATTCGAGATGATTCATCATCAAGAGCTAAAATTTTGAGGTCTTTTAATTGCTTAACCTTCTCAATTTGTTTATTAATTAAATCAAGTTTTAACTGTTCAGCTTTTATGGTTAGATCCGCCGTTCTTTCCTCTGCTTCTCGCTCGGTTAGGGCGTTCTGTTGACGGAGTTTGGCAACTTGTTTAATCTGGGTTAATGTTTCCTTGAGTTGCTTTTTAGCTTGATCTCCTTGCATTTGAGTGAGCGCGATCGCTGCTTGTTGTTCGGCTCTTTGACTTCCAATTAAATCAATTTGCCCTAACTGTTTTTGTCTAACAATTTGCTCTTGACGAATAGCACTTAATTGGAGAATGTTTTCTTGTTTCTTGGTTGCCCGTTCAAAATCTTCAACCATCCGGCTGTACATTCTATCTCTGTCTTCGATAGTCCGTTGGTTGATTCGTTGGTGTTGCTGTAGCTCATAGTCCTTTAATTGGAGTGTAGTTGAGGTTATATCCTGTTCAATCTGCCGAGAGCGGTCTTCATATTCCCGTTGGGTTATTTCACGCTTAGCATAATGAGATTGCAGAATAGATAAACGACGCTGTAATTCCTGCTCATAGGCTGTACTGGTCTGGAATTGAACAGCAAGTGTTTCATCCTCTGTTTGGCGAGTGGTTTGAGTCTGGGCATCTTCACCGGATCTAGTCCGAGTATCTAATACGACTTCCCTTTGAATCTGGCTATTTTTCTGATTAATTTGAGTTAACATTTCCCTGAGTTTTAACTGATGATCGAGTTTGGCAATTTCCCGATCCATCATGTCTAAAATAACTTGCTGTTTCTGTTGACGGACTTGTAATTCTTGTTCTGCTACCTGTTGAACAGACTTGGCAACTTCTGACTCTAATTCCCTGCGTCTATTAGCAAAATCCTCAGCAGATATTTTACCCTGTTTATAATAGGATTGGATAGTTTCTAATTGTTTCTTGACAAACGCTTCATTCTGTCTGGCAACATTTAAGGAAATCTCACCTTTCATCAAATCAACTTGTGCAGGCGCGATGTAACCTTTTAATTGATCTCTGGCAATTTTAGTTAAATCCTTAGATTCTCCAATCTGGATTTTATTTTGAGCTTCGGCTTTGTAGTAATCAAATCGACTCAATAACGTTTGAGATTTTTCCTTCTCTAATGCCAGTGTTGCCTCGGCTTGTTCGCGCTGTAAACCAATTAAACTTGACTCTTGTTCTCTCAATAAAATCAAAGCCTCTAACGCCTTGCGTCGCTGTGTATCAGCTTCATCAACACCCTCTAACTCAATCTTTAACCTCTCTAAACTGTCACCGCCATAGTTCGCCGTGTACTGGGAAAACATGGGATCTTGTAATAATTCTTTTAATCCTTTAACTGCATTTTTAGAGATGTTTATTTTATTGTTCACTAATTCCAAAGCATTCTCAGATCGTTTTAAACTTGCAGAACTCGCGGCAAAAACATCCTTGGTAAAACCTTTAAATTCTGTTTCAGCGATCGCTCGAAGATTCTTATCTGCCAATTCAGAGGCGACACGATTGAACATTTCCATCTCAACTCTAATATTAGCCAATACCTTCATTAGCTCGGATAAAGTTGTTTGCGCTCCGGTTTGGCGTTCAATGTCCTGAAGCTTATCTTTTAGTTTCTGAAGTTCAACTAAATCCAATCTTAATTCTTCCCGTAATTTATCAGAGCTAGTTCCCTTGATTCGTTTTTGGCGGTTCTCAATTTGGGCATTAACTTCATTCATTCCAGAAGCTAAATCCGCCCCAAAAACATCTCTAAAAGCGCGAATTTGTGTTATCTGATCTTTGATTTGTTTTTGATCTCCGGGGTTGGTTGTTAGACTGGCTTTTTGTCGAAGGCTTTCTATCTGTGTGTTATAGTCTTTTAATCGTTTAACATTTTCTTGAGTTGAACCTGAATCAATCTGATCTTTTAATCCTTTAAGCGCACCTGAAACCCTGTCCTGTTGTAACGTTTTTACCTCGCGGGAATCTTTGTTGGCTTGGTTTATTGCGTCGATTAATTTCTTATCCTGCTCTACTGTTTGACCTTTAAACGGATTTAACCAAGCGACATAAGGATTGGACTCAAGTGGATTTATTAGTCGATTAACTTTTGCTAAAACCCCTTCCTTTTTTCTCTGACTCTTAATTTCTTCTAATGCAATATCCACTTCTGTTTTCGGTCTTTCGCTTGAATTTCTAGGAGTATTTGTTTTGTTGGATTTCTCGATTTCTTTCCACAATTCCTTTACATCATCTTTGTTTTTCTGTAAATTTTTAGACAGTGTTTCTGACCATGTTTGGCTTTGAGTTTTAGAGGCAAAGGCATCCCAAACACTCGCCAAGACTTTAAAAGCCTCGATTGTTAACCAGACAACTGCTGTGACTGTAGCGAATTTAGCTACAGAAGGGACTATGAAGTTGTTGATAGCGTATCTTAAACCCCTTACAGCTTTTGTGACGGTAAAAGATACTGCGTGGATATCCCATAACCCTTTTACTAATCTAACAACAGAAGGTAAAAACCTGCCCAATGCCACAGCAGTAGCAGTCTGAATAATTTGTGAGAATGTTCCTGCGTGTTGAGTAACTCCTTTTATGACCCCGCTCAATACATTCATCCCTGTGATCAGGATTCCTTGAAACTCTTTCCCAGCAGCAACCTGTATTTCTGTGATAGCGGTTTTTAATCGGGTTAAGGAAGATTGGGCGGTATTGGAAGCTCCTGCTACACCACCTGCTGTTTCTGAAGATAATTGATTGGCAAATTTAGGAAGAAAATCCGTAGCAGCAAGTTGTCCAGTCGCAATAAGTTTAAATAGTTCTTGCTCCGTAAGGTTCATGGATCTCGCTGCAATTTGGAAGGCACCCGGAATTCTTTCGGCCAACTGCCCTCTGAGTTCCTCCATGCTCACAGTGTTGTGATGCTCGTATCCCTGAGCATCTAAATAGAGATGGTCTCCACTAATAAAAAACCCGAAAAACTCCCCAACGTTTAACCTTTCAATCGTGAATTCTTCTATATTCCAATGTTCGTTAATTAATTTATAGTTTGCTTTTTCTTTAGGACTTAGCTCAATGTAATCAAATAAATTAACAGTGTTTTTAACGCCGTTCTCGTCAAAGAGTCTCATCTTGTGACTGCGGTTAACGACAAATGAGTCTCCATGTTTGGGCTTGATATTCCATAATTCTTCTGTGCCATGTGCCAACATTAAAACTTTTCGAGGGGTTTTATCGACTCCCATCAAATAATCCCCCACTTTAATGTTTTCTACTTTTTTAGTAGAGCCATCAGCCATTCTAATTAGCGAACCTTTCCCGTGACAACCTTTCCCTGCTATTTGAGAAATTGCAAGGATAGAGCCTTCTAATTCTTCTCCCGTTAATCCAAATACCGTCCCAGCTTGCATTAGTCCAGACATTAATTGATTTGTTATCTTCCCTTCCATCGGAGTGTTTCGGGTGCTGGCTGCTAATTTTTTATAACTTTGTAGGGCTGGCTCTATAGCTGAAGATGTGCGTTCAATTTCACTTCTTAAGAATGCGATTTGTTTTGCACCTGCTTTTGTTCCTCCTGACAAAAAGTTAATGGTGTTTTCTAATACTTGAAAGCGTTTTGTAACTTCAAAAGTCCCTGAAGCAATATTTTGAAATTGGTTTTTAAAAAAATCTAATGTATTAAAACTAACAAAAGCCCTCCTAAACTTGACAAGTAAAGACAAGAATGGCTGATCTTTTTTATTACTAATATCCGAAAGACTTTTGATTTCGTCTATAAATCTTTTCAAAGGAGAAGATGATCTGGTTTCTTGACGATCTAATCCAGATTCAACGTTTTCTAGTTTTCCAACTGACTCCAACATTCTTGCGACAGCTTCTTGTGCTTTTTCTGCATCAGGGGGGAGATTTGCAGCAATTTCCACTAACGCTTCTGAGATAGAATCCAAACCCTCTGTAGCTCCATCAAGTCCTAATATCCCCTCAAACTCAAAAGGATCAGACCCTATGGCATTTATTTTTTCAATGTTTTCCTCTATAGAATTTAAAGCAATTAAAACAGATGGATCTATTGATCCTCCGTCTATTAGACTCTCTATGTTGCTTCTAATTTTTATGAGAAGATCTTTAAAATCTTCACCTTCTTCTATCGCGTCCTTGAAAAAATCAGCCTCTTTTTTGTTAATATCATTCTCTATGTCTACTAAATCAAAAGGGGGTGTTTTTGATGTACTAGGATCTGGTGTAGTGGGTGTTAGCACTGCGGGTGTTTTTTGTCCTAAAAGGTTTTTAACCTTTACCCCAAAACCTTTAATAGCTTTCCCTATGTCAAAATATAAAACTTTTGCAATCTCAGGGGCATTTCTTTCTAGGAAGGGTTGGACAGCTTTACTTACTGCAATAGCCCCAGCCCCTGCGGCAAGAGTTAAAACAACGGGAACAGCTATAGGACTGGCCGCAACAGATCCAGCAGCCAAGCCACCAGTTGATGCCATTGCACCCCCTTGGGTTCCAAACACGCCAACCCCCAATGCTCCAATCCCCAACAAAGCCTGTTGTCCTGACTGAACTTGCATTTTTTCGGGAATCTGTAGTTGAGGCATTGGAATTTTTAAGTCGGGTAGCTCTATGTTTTCTGCCTTCCCTAGCTTGGCTTCTTCTTTTGTGAGGTTTTCAGCAATAGAGTCCGCTCTTTCTCCATAAGCCTTCAATGCTGATATCATCCCCTGAATATTTTGCCCTATTGATTGAGGAATGCTATACTCTTCTTTTATGTTTTCAAGTTGAGTTACAGCATCAAAAATGGCATCCAAAACATCATAGGATTTGACTTTTATATCAGTCAAAGCATTCGACAATTCTTTTTCACCTGAAATATCTTTTAACCCTTTTATTAAATTATTTATTTCTTTTTGCTTTTGACTAATCCCTTCTTGAGCTTTTTTATATATTTCCTTAAGTAATTTAAAACCACTTTTTTCTAGTAGCCGTTCTTTTGTTAGATCAGATTCTTTCTTTTTCCCAACAGAAGTTAACCCGCTCGATCCAGATGTATAATAAGCTTCCTGAATTGCGGTTTTTTTCGCCGTTTTTGCTAACTGAAAAGAAATTTCTTCCGAAGTTTTACCAGTGGGTGATTCCCCGATATTTTTAAGTGTTTCTATTAACGAGTCTTTTTTAAAAAAAGTCTTTAGATCGTGAGCAATACTTTGTATCTCTTCTATATCTAATTCATAATCTTCCCCGTTATCTTTTTCTGAGAAAGGAATATCTACTAGCTCTATAATAGGTTCTATCACAGGTTCTATAATAGGTTCTATCACAGATTCTATCACAGGTTCTATAATAGGCTTTACAATAGGTTCTATAATAGGTTCACTTTGATTGACTACAGGAGGTTCTACAGACCCCTTTATAGGAGTGTCATCAACGCCCTGTTTTTTCGGTTTTTTTGATTCTATTTCCTGTTTTTTTAAAATGAGTGCATTTAATTTTTTTTGTGAGTCAACAGCAACACGCCCCTGTTCTTTTTCTACTTTTATTACTTCTTGTAAATATTTTATCCTTGCATCTATAATCGCTTCCTCTTGTTTGTTTTGTGATTCTGTAATTTGTATTGCATCAGACAAGAGGTTTAACGCTGCGTCACTTGCCTCTCTTGGATTTGCGCGAACTACACCACCTTCTTCTAATGGGGCGGACTGTATTTTCAAAACAGTAGATAAAGTACCTTGAGATTTATCTATTCTTTTTAAAAACGTACTAACAATTGCCTTGATCTTTGGGTCTTCTATTGTTTTAATAAGTTCTGACAAAGCATTTGATAATTCGGTCAGATCACTTGGGATTGAGGCTAAGTCATTAGATGCAATTTGGGCAAATTTAGACAACTTTCCTAACTGCTCTATATCTGTCGATTCAATATCTGTGTTTTCTAATACATTTTTTATTTTAGTCAACCTATTCGATGATGATGTAAAGTTTTCCTGAAATTGTTTCACAACACCAATTAAAGCAATAAATTCGTCTGAAAGCTGGCTCAATTCTTCATCTGAAAGAGCTTCAATTTTCGTTAAAAAATCTTGACTGGATAAGTTTATTAGTTCGGCTACAGATTTTACTGGATTGCTCTGAAAATCAGGTATTCTCCCCCCTCGAAAGCCAGTCTGATTTTCTATTTGTATTTGCTGCCTTTTCTTTGTCATCTGATCTAAAACTTTTCGAGTCAATAACTCAGCACGAATATAAGCGTCCATCTCCTGTCTTTTGACTTTCTCTAATTCTTCAATAGACGGAGATTTGCCCTTCTCTCTTATTTCACTATTTTGATAACTCCTAACAGAAATTGAAACTCCTCTATTTATTTTTCGTAATTGTTCTTCACTAAGATTATCTTTTGCGTCTTCAATCGTCATCAATTCTTTTGTACTAGAAGAAGAAGCCCCTTCTTTCCCAAAATTATATTGAAAAGCATGGATAAGCTCATGGACAACAATATTCAATTTTTCTTCTGATAAACTCAGAAGTCCTTCTAGGTCTATGGAATCAAAAGCTTTTATGACTTCCTCACTAAGTCGAATAAAGTTATCATCAGGGGAATATGCCCCGCTTCTCATGTCATTTTCTGACATCGGAATAATCTTTGGAGTTTCCGATTTTAATGGGGTTTTTAACCCTGTCTGTTGAGCTATTATTTGAATCAGAGAAAATAAATTTCTTTGGGCTTTCGTTTCAAAAACTTGAGAGTTTCCGGTTTTTTCTTTCTCTGTTTTATTTCCTGAATTCCGAAGTTTTACAACGTTTGCGTAGGCGTTTTGCATTGTATCACTAGCTTGTAATAGCAATAACGCCTGATCTTTAAATCTAGCTTTTAGTTGTTCTAAATGCCTTACCTGCTCTCTTATGGCGTTCTCTACAGACTCACTTGTTTCTTTGTGTCTTTTTTTCAAAAGGCTTGCCCTTCTCGCCAATTTATCAAGAGAGTCAGACAAGGATTTGTTCTCAGCAAGACTTTTAGACAACCCTGAAGTATCGTCCGGTTTTAAATTTCCCCTTTCTTCCAGGTTTTTTAATAGCTTCTCCTCAATGCCTTTGGATTTTTCCTCTATTTCTTTCAACTCTTCTTCTATTTTATCCCCTTTAAAAGCATTGAAAAGGGACTTCGCTTTCTCGGATATCTGTTCCTCGTATTTTTGGATTTCTTTTTCTGCCTCCTGTAATATAGCAACCTCACTATTGATTTTTGTTTGCCAAGGAGAATTAGGCGACGTTTCTCTTTGTGACTGATTAAATGCCCTTGTTTTTATGGAATCTTTTTTTTCCTGTCTTGACGATCTTGCTGCGAACTGCCTCTCCCTAACTTGCTCCTCTCCAAAAAAACCCTTTCCCGCATCTCTAATGATTTCATAAAGGTTTTTTTCTATTATTAGTAAAAAATTCTCTCCGATCCCTCTTCCTATAGAAGATCCTACTAATTCAAAATCTCCAATTATCCCTGAAAATACTTCGGTTAAAGCGTCAGAAATTCCTACACCTATATTTTTTGTCAACGGGAGCAATAAACCACCCAATCCAAATCCTATCGCTGTTTTAAGAAATCCCCCAGGGGAATTTTTTCTAATAGCTTTTCCTAGTATCACCTCAAGTTTTGTTAGCGTACTCTCTCCTATTTCTGTTAGCAAAACTGAAGACGGGTAACTAGAATTAGTTCCACTACCGGAAGGGGAACGATAATTAGATCCCTTAACACTTCCCCCTGTAATATTTGTATTCCCAATGTATTTGTATAACTCTCTTACTGTTTTAATCTCTTCTTTCAGCATCTTAATTGCTTGAATAGAGTCGTCTATCCCACGCTTATTAACCTTAACAGCCAAAGGATTGCTATTAAAATATTGCTGAACTTCTTTGTGATGCTTTCGCTTCAGTTCAATGTGCTGATTGAGTCGGGTTAATTCCTTGTCGTCAACCTTGACTTTTAAAGGGGGAAGTCCTATTTTTGTAATTTGATTTTTAGCGTCAAAATTCAGGACAGCATTGACGGGAATTATTAACCCTTTATTTTTGGCAATTAAATTATTAATATCGCGATTAAACTTGTCAAGACTTAACGACGCTTCAAATTCAACCGATCCAATAACTGTCATCTTAAATAACTCCTAATAATAATATGAATTTTGACCGTCAACAATGTCAAAGTTTAATTCTTTAGACTTGTTACCAGTATAACCAAACCAGATCATCGTCTCTAACCTGTAAGGATCTGGATTATAGCTATAAAGTACAACACTAACATCATAACGCCCTGCGGGTAGGTTTTTAATGGAGTACGTTAGGTTTTTAATGTTTGTTTCAGCACTAAAACATTCTTTTTCGGCAATAAGTTTAGTTTTATATGTCACGAGCCAAACATACTCAGCGTTTTCAGTTCGTTCCCTTAATTTGACATCTTTAGGGCAAAACCAAACATAAAGAAAAGCCCGATCTCTTTCTATGTAGGGCTTCCATGTTGTATCAGGTTCTTTTAAAGAAATACTACCAGAGACGTTGATAGGAGAAGTGTTGCAGCTTGATAGAGTAACTAAGCAAGCAATGAATAAAGCCTTTTTAATGAATTTGATTAACATATCTTGCCACCTCCAAAACTAACCGATAAATTTCCGGCTGTCCGGTCGTGCCATTCCCCGCAACTCTAATACTGCTAATAATGGGAAATGGGCAGGATGCGATCGCCATGTCTTTTGCTTCTAAAATGGTATTGTTTACGTCCCATTGTCGGATCTGAACTTCCCATCGGTCAATAACCGAGACAGACCCCATGTACTGATTGTCCTGCGGTTCAGGATAAAAGATCACTCCCTCTATACCCTTAACTTCCGTCCCTGGCGATGGGGATTGCTTGGCTCGATTCCCGACAATTGTCAATGCGGGTGCTGTCAATCCCCCCGCGAAATTGTATTGACCGATTTCAATTGAATCAAATAGCCAATTTCTGAGTAGAATAGCAGTATCTTGATAAGTGCAAATCATTATTAATTTTGGTTTTATTCATTTATTCTATATTAAACTATGGCTCCCGTACCCGCTGCTGCAAGATGCTCTCGATTTTTGGATTATCAGGGCAACGCTTACCCTGGTTTTATGAACCTGTCTTGCAATTACACCAGTTTAGATCAGGGCGGTTTGGTGACCTGGGAGGGAACAGCAGAGATAGCGTGGGTTCCGAATAATCCTACAAATATTGACAATCGAAAAAATCGGGTGACTTGGTGTTTTGGGCGGGTTGTTGATTTGAGGGTTGTTAATGATTCAGGAAATTACGAGCGTCCCAAGTGCATTCCTAAAATGTACATCTATAAAGCGTTATACAATCCCCATACGGAGCGATTAAGGCTTGAATTGAGGGATATATTGGGGTTGCTTCGAGATAAGTCTATAGATGATTTCAGGAATGATTTTGAGGAAGAAAATGATATTGAGACTGAAATCCCAGAGGAAGAAAAAGAAAAAATAGAGGCGTGTGGTTTTCCTGGTGAGGAAGATTACGACGAGACAAAATTCAATGACCAGCAGGATAAGAAAAAAGATAAATTTTGGTGGGAGCAATGGCAGAAGGAAGGAACGGAGCAAAACATTATCATTATTTCCGAGATTATGCGGCGGTTGGAAATATCAATTCAGGGAACCGTGATGGGGTCAATTAGACTCCCTTACACGGTGTCAGGTTCTTTATTGTCAGTTTGCGGTGATTTAGCTTTTAAGAGTTTAACGCCCTCTTATATTTGGTCAAACTATGCGGGTCGGGCGATCATTTCTAGGATTAATATTGACCCGCCCCGTGAAAAGTTTTATGTTTCGGGAGTTGATGATATTGATTATAGTCCGGTAGAAAATGGCTTAAATCCCATCTCAGAATTGATTGTTTTAGGTCGGGTCAAGGAGTTGGATGATAGCGACCCCGACCCCGAATTAGATGAAGACGGAAACCCCATGAAGTGCGAGGTTATCACCGAAACGGGGCCAGAGACGGTGATTGATCCGGGTGGGAATGCCACCGCCATTATTGATTTATCTGTGACTACCATTTGCGAAGTCGTAACGCAATATAAAAAGGTTATTACAACTGAAAAAAAAGAGCGTTATGGCTTGCTATTCCCTGATTCCTTAGTCCCTGAAAGCAACCCTCAACAATGGATTGATCTAAGCTATAAAAAGACTGAGGAACAGTTCTATGACGCTTGTACAGGGGCTTTAATAAAGAAGGTTATAACTGAATGGAACCCCTGGGGGAAAGTCTTTGGAGAGTTCTACAGCAAGCACTTAGACTTTGTTGTAGACCCCGATGAATTTAGGTTAGGTTTTGGCACAACATCAATTAGTCCTTATGCTGATTACGCAAGTTCAGATCCGACATTAATTAAAGACAGAACCGAGACAATTAAATATTTTTATAAGAAACAAAAACTCTACAAAATAGAAACAATTGTAGAAGAACCGATGTCAAAAGTTTTAACAGATTACCATGACGCACTGCCAGCTAATAACATTTTTGGGGGTGATATTCTTAACCCTTACAAAATAACAGCGTCATCTTTGGAACAATGGTACGAATGGGGTAACGGTCATCAAACCCATATATTAATAGAAAGGGATTGTTTGAATAGGCAGAATAGCGCGGCGGTAGTCAAAAGAGAGGAGTATTTAAGTCAAAGTTTAGCCGATCTTGGTGCTGACATTCCTGCATTTGAACAAGAGGTTTTTTCTCGGTTTTATGCTGTGGATAGCACAGATCCAGAAGGAACTCAAGTTCCAAGTATTAGGTTTAATACGGTTGTACTCCCTAAAAGCCTAATATCACCAGCAGAAAGATTGGCACTAATTGAGAAAAGAACCATAACAGAATCAAGTCGTGAAGGTTTAGCAAATCCCCCCGCTACCGAGTATTTACCCAGAGGAAAAGCCAATAACGAAGTCAATAAAAACGCTACCGAGAAATGGATTGATAAGCCCGTTGTTTACCGCAAAAAGTGGGAAGATGCCAAAAGTTCTGAGTTTTTACCTAGTCGAGAAATTACCGATTTAGGGGAAGTGATCACGGGTGAAATTGTTAATGCCGTGGGAGAAGTTATATACTATCTAAGGCAAGGGCAAAGTTATATACATGAGTTGATTTTACCATTTACCCAAGACTGGATTTCTGGCAGTTTTAAACCCACTTTCAGGGTAGATGTAAAGGAATGTGAGGATGCTTATTGTCATTTAGCACATGGGATCAGTATGGACTTTTCCCAGAAGGAAAACTCACTTTTGATGGAGTTATTGTGGCTTGGTGAAACATCCGTTTCTACTCCCATAAGTTCACCCCAAAAAGTCCTAAGCTACAATATAACCTCGTTACCACCATCAGGAGAGGGTGTCTTATATCTTGAGGGTGTAGCAGTAACAAGCGGTCAAGAAATACCCGCAGCGAGTATCTCTAATTTAACATTTATTCCAACTACAACGTTTTCCGGTGCGACGTTTAGCTATGTGGCATCGGGGGGTATTGAGGGAACCCCGACCCCTGTTGTTTCACCATCGGCTTTGACTGTTCAATTAATCCCTAAAACGGGGGTAGCGTTAACAATCCCAACTACCAATCCAAACATACCCCCAACAGTAGCGTCAACCGTTGTTATTGACAATACTGTGATTGAGAATAAACCAATTACGCTACCTATAGATTTAGAAAGCAATTCTATTCCTATCGTGAAAGTGGTAGAGGATGATTTCACCTATAGCTATCAATTAAAAACCTTGTTAAGACGACTAAAGTCTAATACAATAGAGAGATTAACATTGCAATCTAGCGATAGAACAAAAATCTATTTGTAAATAAAATGCCTAACTATAAAGCAAGTTTTTTCTGGTTCCCAAATGTGGCAGCAATGTCTAGTTTTTTACTTGACAATACCGATGAAGATGGGTTGGTTTTTGCGGTTGGGGTAGATACGACCAACTGGAAAATTGCTACATGGCGAAAAAACTCTACCGCAGCAATTGACAACTCAGTAATTTATGCAGCTAACGGCCCTGGTAGGTGGGTCGTATTAGAGCCAACCCCAACCCCAACCCCAACCCCAACCCCAACCCCAATATGGAACTCGGATATTTCTTCTAGTTGGAACTCCGACCTGATGACTAATTGGAATGTTGCAGGCTAAATCACAATTTCCCTGTATATCCAATATTGATCGTGATGGTAATTTTCTTATCTTCAACAACTGGTTTAGTGTCTTCTGGTTTAAATCTTCTACCCTGTGGCTTTTGTTCTATGGCAATAGGTGGGTAGCCTCTAACCAAAGACCCCACGGCTACGCCTCCCGATTTGATAGCTTTAGCTGAAAACCGATCAGACGGATTAGCTGTTGATTGGACATTCCAACTATCAGTATCAGGATTATAATAATTAACTCTATAGGGAGCGTCCGATGTTTTTGTTGTGGGATTGCTTTCAGGAACAATGGGATTGCTTTTAGGAACAACGGGATTGCTAACTGGTGGGGTGTTAAATTGTCTTCTAATTCGAGCGCGGTCTTTAAGCCTATCAGTCCCCGATTGAGAGATCAAAGAATCTCGCACCTGTCTAAGTTTTTCGAGGTCTTCTATCCCTGTTTTCTCTTTACTGTAGGGGCGATTGTTGATTAATCCTGTCATAATATTAAATAAGTATATTCTAGTAAAACATGAGTAAATACTCCCTACAGTATAGGTCGGCAAGGCGACGGGCTTTCGGGTCTGGCAGCTTATCTCAGAAACCTGTCAGCAAAGCTACAAGTCCAACATCCAACACGGCATCAAAAGCCTATTGGGAATCAGCTTCTTTTGTGGGATTTGATCCTGAGTCTGGGCGGTATATGGTTAGGACTTTAGGGGGTGAAGTGAAAGGATCTGATAGGATACCCGGAAACGGTGCGGAGTTTGGGGGTGTTAGCATCGGGACGGGCGGGTTGTTTTCTCAAGGGTTTTGGTCAGACTAATTTAGGAGGTTTTGTAATGTTTTGTCAAGAGTTGTTTAACAGAGTCCAGGTAGCAGATATATTGGGATATGTTAGCTATCATTCTGTTGAGAATTTAGAGAAAATGGGACTAATAATTCCAGAAGTGAAACCATCTAAATACTCACTTAGTCAGGTCTTATTTTTGTTAACCTGTCAACACATCAGGACTTATCTAAAGTTGACCAACAAAGAGCTTCTGAAAAGCGGGTTTCATATAGATATACCAGTGGAAAAATACAAAAGTAGTTACTTAAGAATAGAAAGAGAAAGCAAGCAATTTACTTTTTCTATTATAGAAGACAGAGAGTATATACAAAGTGTGCAAAATCTTCACGCCTTGTTACAGGATAAAATAAGCAAAATTCTTCCCTGTAATTGTACTGCGTTAGAAGATTCGTCAACTTTTATAATACCGAGACTTGGGTATAAAGACAGAACTGAAACCGTCCTTTTACCAAGGATTTTAGAGATTCTTGGGACTAGGTGTGACGAACTTGGTATAGACTTACAGGAGAAGATAACAGTTTAATTAAAAGGGAAAACAAATAGGATAATTAAATGGCACTTCGCGGCTGTGATTTAGAACAAATTATAACTTTTCCCACTTATCCATCGGAGCGTGGAAAAATGATTTTATACGTCCCTGGTTTTAATCCAGGCGTGGCGTTGGTAATTGATACGATTCCTAAAGGTGGCTACACCCGGCGCTATGTTCACGGAGCCGAACTTGAGTACAGTTATAACGGTTCTGCCGTGATTCGGGGTCAGTGTTTCACCCCTAGACTTGAATGGGAAATTGAGTGTCATTTATCACCACAAGGTAGAAGTTTATTTTGGGCGGCTGTCGAATATTCAGACACCAAAAGGAGAACCCCGCCACGGACTGGATACGAAATAACCTGTGATGATATTATGCGATCGCTAATTGAGTTAAATAGGACTAGGGCAAAAGCAGCTACTACTCAACCCTACGAGGTAATCTTTGGTCAAAGAATTGAATATTTCCCCAAATGTAATGTAATTATTCCTATCCCTGAAATCAAAGAGGAAAACTTAGGGAATGGCTATAAAATAGGCTTCAAAATGCAAGAAGTGGGGCTGACAACACCATGACTTTAGGACAAAGAAAAGCCGATGATAAAATCAAATTTAGAGAGGAACAGCAAAATAAGTTAACAGCTTCAACTAAGACTAAAGAAGTTTTTCCCAAGACACAACCCGGCCCCCAAACCGCGTTTTATGAGACTAAAGCCGATATTGCTATTTATGGCGGTGCAGCAGGGGGCGGTAAAAGCGCGGCTTGCTTGATTGATGCGATTAGATACGTCGGGAAAATTCCTAACTATAATTGTGTATTTTTCCGTCGGACATTCCCAGAAATCTTTAACCCTGGTGCATTATTTGATGAGTCTCAGAGGTGGTATCCATTATTGGGTGGTGAAGCCAATTTAGTTAAGGCGCGATGGGTATTTCCTAAGAATGAGAAAATACAATTTGCCCATCTTCAACACGAAAAAACCTTAACCCAGTGGCACGGGTCACAGATATCTCGATTGTATTTCGATGAGCTTTGTACCTTCACGGAAAAGCAGTTCTGGTATCTACTGTCAAGATGTCGAACTACACTCCCAATTAAGCCACAAGTCAGGGCTACTTGCAACCCAGACTCTGAATCATGGGTAGCTGATTTATTATCTTGGTGGCTCGGTGAAGACGGATTACCAATTAAGGATCGGAGTGGGATTTTAAGATGGTTTGTTCGGGTTAATAATGAATTGATTTGGTCTTTAGATAAAGATGAATTAAGATTAAAATATCCCAGTATTCCCCCTAAGTCATTAACGTTTATCCCTGCATCTATTTATGACAACAAAATATTATTAGATAATGACCCCGATTATATTGCTAATCTTTACGCACTACATGAGATTGACAAGCAAAGATTGTTACTAGGAAACTGGAAAATTAAACCAGAAGCGGGGGTTGTATTTAATAGAGATTGGTTTGAAGTTGTTGATGATATCGACAGAGATGAGATTACACGGACGGTTAGATTTTGGGATTTGGCAGCTACCAAAACTAAATTAAGCTATTATACCGCAGGGGTAAAAATGGCAATATTAAAGGATAAAAGCCTAATAGTTTTGGATGCTATCTGGGAACAAACTACACCCGCCGAAGCTATTAATTTAATCAGAAAAACCGCCGAAAGGGACGGGAAAACTGTGACGGTGGGATGGGAACAGGAACCAGGGAGCGCAGGAATTATGGCTATGGAACAGATTAAGACATCTTTGAAGGGTTTTAGGTGCAAACCTGTCAGACCCCAAGGCGACAAGATTCAGAGGGCTTTACCCTACGCAACCGCCGCACAGAACGGTAGGGTGTTTTTACTCAGGGGTACATGGAATGACCAATATATTAATGCTTTGCATAATTTTGATGGGAGCGGTAAACCTTTAGTTAATGACTTGACAGACTCAAGTAGTGGGGCTTTTGAGCTTTTGAATCGGATTAAGGCAACATGGGTTGGGGTTAGTGGTAAGGATGTTTAATAGTTTTGGGGCAATTCAAATTAAGTCTAATAAACTCAATTGTTTAAATTCGGGTTTATTTAATTCTTTAATTTCTATCTCTAATTCTGAGTATTCCCTGGGTTGATTAATCCTGTCACAAGCAGTATCAAAATACTCCTTTTCCTTTTCGATGCAGATATAATTCCGTCCTAATTCTTTGCAGGCTAAAGCTGTTGTGCCACTGCCACAAAACGGGTCTAAAACTATTCCATTCTCAGGGGTGATTAAAGTAATTAAATATTTCATCAGGTGACGACTCTTGACCGTTGGGTGAGTATTTTTAATCTCTCCACTGTTTGACCTATCACTAGGGGATGCCTTGGCTTGGTAATAGACGCTAGGGATGGTTTCTGGGTCAAAGGGGATTTGCTTAAAGAATCGTGCGGCGGTTCCGGTGTCGCCAAAACTTGATTTGATAAC